CGGTTGGCGTACCAGTGGCCGACCAGCAGCAGGACCGCCTGCTCGACATCGCCGGTCAGCCCCATTTCTTCAGGCTCAACCGGGTCGGTATCCACCAGCTTGCGGTCGCAGTGCTGCTCGACATGGGCCTTGGCCGCTGCGACGTAGCCGCCGATCAAGGCGTCTTCTTCGTCGCCATCGACCCGCAGATGCATTTTCACGGTGGCAAGGTCGAGCATTTACTTGGCCTCTTTCGCGGCCGACGGTTTGGATTCCTTGGGCTTGGCCAACTTGGGCTTGCCGTTGGCGTCGAGCTCAACGGCGAGGCCTTTGCCCAGCAGTGTATGGGCATATTCATCGTCAGCCTTCTCGAACTCCTGGCCGCGCTTGACCTTGGTCGAGGCGGCGCCTAGCAGTTCGGCGTTGCCGACGAAACCCCACAGAGCCTTGATATGCATACTGCCTCCTGAAACAAAGAGGCCGGCGATACGCCGGCCTTGAAGGATGGGTTAGGCGGTGACCGGGAAGTTGCCCTTGACCAGGGCTTCCTTGCGGCGTACGCCAAGGCCCAGACGCTCTTCAGCCAGCAGCGCGATCATGTTCTTGATGAACATGTCGTTGATCAGACCCATCTTGAACAGATAGCTCATGCGGTCGAAGAGGATTGCTGCGCGGGCGAAGTTGGCGATCAGGAACTCGCCGCCCGCTTCTGTATCACCCTCGTCCATGCTGTCCGAGGTAATGACCGGACGCCCCCAGAGGATCGGAGTGACCAGGCCCTGCAGGTTGGCGAACAGGTAGCGATTTTCACCATCCTTCTGCAGCTCGATGTTCATCCAATCGAGCTCGCTCATCACGACGCCATCGGCGGACAGCTTCGATTGCTTGCGAACCTGATAGATGCCGCGGCGCACGATGTCGATCGAGGTGTCGCCTGCCTTGGTCAAGTTAGCGTCGTAGATGGTGGCCTGGGTCATAAGACCGTTCAGGTTTTCGCCAGTACCATCGCCTTTGAGGATCTGGGTTTCTTCTTCGAGCTTCAGGTCGTAGCGCAGCAGTTCCTGGATATATCCCTGCATTTGGGGAACGTCGGCCAACGCTTCTTCGGTCACAGGCATCCAGACCGCGATCTTTTTGACGCGATCGGTTGCCGCTTCGAAAGTCACGTCGCTGGTTGGCTTGGAGCCCCCCTCTGCTACCATGCCGGCGCCGCGAGTATGCAGCTTCTCACGGAAGTAGGTGTAGTTCTGCCCCGTGACCGGGATAGCAGTGAGCAGGTCGCGGATTCTCAGCTCTTGGCGAATGCCTGGCTGGATGGTGGTGTCATAAACCGGCGCGACAACACCGGCGCTGGTGACCTTCACTTCCTTCATGGCGGCCAGATCAGACTTGGTAACCTCGATCTCGGCACGGCTAGACGAATTCGAAGACAGGGCCTTATAGCTGTCATCACCCTTGATCATGTCGATGAAGCTTTTGCCTTCGCTCGGCAGGCCGCGGAGCTTGACGCCTTTCTGCTCCAGATCAACCACCTGGTCGATGACCTTCTGCAGTTCGCCCTTCTGGTCTTCGATCTGCTTCTTCAGGTCGCCAGCAACCTTGTTGCCCTTCTGGACCTCGTCCATGGCCGCATCGTATTTCTTTTGCAGCCCCTCGAAGCCACTCTTCAGTTGCAGCTCCAGGGAATCCTTCAGTTCTTTTACTTCGCTCATCATGCTACTCCGAAATGGTGGGTGAACAGGTTGGAAATGTCTTTCAGCTCATCCACGATCGCCGTGGCCTCGCTCCCGCCGTCACGGCGTAGCGCGGTGTAGCCGAGCGAAGCGACTGCCGCCGCTTCCTTCTGCGAGAGGCCCATGCGTTCGCGCAGGGCCTTCTCGAAAAGCCTGATGTCCGATTTGACGCTGAGGACTTGCGCCTCGGGATTCATTCCGAACGGTACGAAGGATGCCTCCCAGAGTTCGGCCTCCTTGATGAGGCGCACACGCCGGCCGGCGCGGTCCTCGAAATCTGCCTTGATGGTGTTGAAGCCGATCGACATGCTGTCGAGCACTTCGGCCTTCATCAGCTCATACGCGTCACGGGCGTAACTGACGTTGAGGTTTACCTGCCCCTTGAGCAGCAGGCCGTGGTCGTCCTGCCTGTAATCTGCAGCTCCAACCAGGCGCGTCAGGTCGTGATAAAGGGCCAGCTTCAGTTTTCCGCTGCGAGTGGCCTTCACTCGGGTGAAGGCGCCAGGCAGGATTACGTCGTCGCCCAAGTCGACGTTGTTGAACACCGCGGCGTAGCCTTCGAAGTTGCCGGCATCGTCTACGGCCTTGAGCTCGAACGGGACTTCAAGGTTCGCCATTTTTTTGCATCTCCCACCGGGTAACCCGGGCGTAGTCGCCGCCCAGCGGCGCATAGTTTTCTTTTTCGCGAACCTCATCGATCGACAGCCAGCCCGAGCCGCCCGAGCCACCCAAGGCAGCTTGGAAATAGGCGGCTCGCCCGGCGCTGTCAGCTCGTAGCAGCCCCTCGACCACGAACTCAGCGAAGCGTGGGCCTGAGCCGAACAGCTTGTCGTTCAGCTCGTCCTCGACGGTATCGATGTAGGGCTTTAGGCCGAAGGTGATGAACCCTGTGAGCTGCTGCTCAAGGTTCGAACCCATGATTGAGGTCTTGCCAGCGCGGTTGGCCAGCCATAGCGGCACGCCGTAGATGCCGGCCAGCGCTTCCTCTTGGAACTGCTGCGACTCGATAAACTGCGCATCCTTCTGGCTGATACCAGCTGGGACGATCTTCGGGTTGCCCTGGAGGATGGCCATCTTGCCGATGTCGTCGGCGTCAGCCTTGCGCACGTCGGGAAACTTCTCCATCACCTGGGCTTGCTGGGCTTTGGTGAGGAACTGCTCGTAGATGACGTAGCCGCCGGTGAAGCCGCCCTTGCGCATGAAGCGCGCCGACCACTGTTGCCCAGCTTTCGCCAGACCCATCGTCTCGGCCTGGTGCTCGATCGGCGAAAGGCCTATAACACCATCCAAGCTGAACAGCTTGAAGTGCAACATGTTCTCGGGTGACACCGGGTAAGGGTCCCCCTGACTGGGCGTCACTACATAGAGCAGGTCGTCTTCGGTATCGATCTTGACCGTGCGCCAATCCAGAGGCACCAAGCCAATTGGATCGCCGTGGATGTTGCGCTCTATCAGGG